AGCGACAATGTGTCGTGCGTACCACTGAACGGAGTGTAGCTCACCTGTACCGACCGCTTGTTCTGCTGGTCCGCACCAGGGGTGTCCTGTGGCGTGAGAACCGAGAGCCGGCGAGAGGTCCAGCTCCAGGGAATCACACCCACCTGTACCGTAGCTGTCGCAGCAGGCACCGGGCTGATCGTCGAGGCATACACAATGATCAGCTTGTTCGTCGATACCGTCGCCGTCTTGATGACAGCAGTCTGGCCGGTTTCATTGAACAGGATCGTGGCACCGATATACGACCTGCTCGACCAGCCAGCCCAGGCAGAGCAGTCGGTCAGCGTGCAACCTGTGCCACTCGACGCCTCGCATGTGGCCGTTTCGATCTGCGTCATTATGTCGGTAGTACCCTCGCGAACAAAGATACGACCATAGCTACCACAGATCAGCGACCGTGGCTTCTGACTCAGGCCAGATGCAGTGAGCTTCGCCTGACATGCACCTCGGAACCCATTGTCGGCGGGAGCCTCGTACCGTTCGTGGTCCCACGTCTCACGCCTGACGTTCCAGACGAAACACCTGTCACTGACGCCGTCGCCGAGTTGAACCCAGAAGCGAACTTGGGCTGTGCCTCTGTCCACCTCCACGAAGAAGTTATCGGTAGCCGAGAAGTCGATCAGCCCATCACGCCAATAGTTTTGTATGTTGCCAGAGATTGGGGCCGACCGTGCGGAACCATTACCGCTACCTCGGATGTTGTATGAGTAGATCCCCTGGTCGTCCATCGCGTAGATCGAATCCTCGAACGCAGCGAAGCAGTTCTGGTTGAATGCCCCACGCTTGTCGAGGAGACGCACTGAAGCGTCCACTGCCGGTTGGCGAACGAAGCTGACGGCATACTTACTTCGCTCGCAGAACACGTACAGTGTCGACCCCCACGGCAATCCCCCGGTAATATGCTGATCATCGCCAATGTTATCTTGTATCGTTATCTCGTTAGCGAGAGGAACCGACTCCACTTCGTCCACCTCGGAGTACAGTAGCTTGCGGTGATTGGCGATTGGCGGATACAGCGTACCCACTGTCGTCGCGCTGGTAGTGCAGGCAGTGTCGAGAGTGATCGTTGAGGAACCTGGACCGCCTGACACTGACACAACCGTGTATGTTATGGGTTCCCCGTCGATAGCCATGTGCCAGCCAACGATGTCTGCTGTGGCCGGAACGTAGTTGCCGACCATTACTACAGTGGTATCACCATCAGTTGTCGTCACTGCCTTCAACCGCACACCGCCAAAGTACCACGCACGGTCTTGAAAGATCACACCGTACGGTCGATCTGTGGGTGGGGGCAGGAATCGATTGGCTACCGTCTCGCCATTGTGCCGCCATAGCTTGGTGATCTTGTCTTCGCTCTGAGCCTGGAGGGTAGCGTCCGAGTTCTGGTCGACGTGCGAACCGAGTGATGCCTTGGCGATCTCTTCAACGAAGTAGTAGACGTTGGTCTGGTCCACTGACGTACGCCATAGCTGGACGTGTGTGACGCGAGCCTCGGTAGGAGCATCCATCGCACTCCAATTGAACTCCTGGTTGGCGGTCATGGTTGTCGTTGTGATCGCCGAGAAATTACTGAACACGTCCCCTTCGAGATCCCGTGCGACGTATCGGTATGCACAGTCGTACGATCCAGCACTGGCTGCACCGCCTGTGTCTGGTGTAATGGTCGGAGCAGTAACGGGAGCCGTGACGCCCAGCTGACCTACGGATGCAGCAAATCCGTCCCAGCGGATACCACGGTTGATCCCGTTAACTCCGTAGATCACCCCCTTCCTATCAGTGAACCAAGTGATTGGCTGTTGTGGATTTAAGCCAGTGTCAATTTCAGTTGCCATTACGATATTACTCCAAGGTCGCGACCTACTTGAATACTGCCATCATCTAACTGGAACAGTATCATTTCGCCTGAGTGGTGGGTGTATGTCGCAATTCCAATGCAGTGGTTTGCTTCGCTCGTCGATTGCGAGCTGCCGTCGAACGTAACTTCCAGCAACCCCTGACGAACCTGGAGCAGACCCGGCTTTCGACAGGACGTGTTCTTGCTCCACTGTGCGGCACCTGGAGGCAGATCCTGGTAGTCGGCATCGGACATGATGCCATTCCAGTCTCGGACTCTCAACGGTTCGCCAGCTAGGGGTGCTTCGCTCATGTGATATCCAATGTTCCAAACTGCTTCCAGTGCGCCCAGCGATCGATGCTGAACCCCTGGCCGGCAGTCTTGAGTACTCGGTTGTCATTTTCAATTGCCACCTTGATCAAGTGTTGGGCTGACCCAAAATTCGCCTTGCCGCCATGGTACTTCGCTATGTTGTACACAGCCAACTCCTGCAGCGCGAGTCGCATCGTGCGAGTGATGTCACATGGATCAGTGATCACCACCCGCGAATCAGTGAAGGCATTAGCCAGACCAGGAGAATCGATTGTTATGTCGTTGCCTGATACCGTGAGAATCTTATGCTCCTCGACGTACGGGTTGTCCCCTGATGTGGGAGTAGGGTTCTGGCTCGACAGTGAACTGGACCCTATGCGGACAATCGATCCAACCATCGACGAGTCAAGGCCAGAGCCTATCGTGAGAGTCGTGTCGGCAGCAGTTGCCGCAAAGCCGGACCACTGGCTCAGCGGTTCGGTCCCAGTCCACTTCATTGCTCGCGGAGCCCTGCGGTAGATGAAACCAATGGGCTCCTGTGTGTCAGGGTATGGCTCAATCCACAGGCAGTACGTGTCGTCCGTATCGGGATCAGGACAGATGGCCCAGGCCCACGGTTGCCCAGCATTAGCAGCCCATCGCTCACGTTCAAAGATCGCCGACATGTCTACCTGACTGGTAGCCCAGGCACCGTCCTCAACGAGAACAGACTCGATGTGCCGCAGATCATCAGGCAGAGGATACTTGGACCGGTAGATCACGTAGGTCGTCGCTGTGCTGATGTCAGCGTTGGGGCAGATCGTATCGTCCAGCACAATGTCCGTATCGCTCGTGCGACTCTTGACGATGTGGACTTCATTGTTGATCTTCACTCGACCCTTCGCAGCCCAGCTAGGCCATGTCCCGGTCGTTGTCAGCACCTTGGTCGAATCGACGTACGTCACCGTACCTGTCGAGTAGGCAGCGTCGAGTTCAATACGATGCACCGGTCGATAGTACGACCAGTGGTGGTATTGGATTAGTTCCTCAAGAGCATCGATGCCTGCCTGCTTGTAGTCGATCTTGTCGCCGGCTGCTACGCCAGAGCGAGTCGTCGATTGCAGGTAGACCATCAAGTCTTGAAATGTGTAGTACGCCATCGTACTCTCCGTTTATGTAGTTCCTAAGAACACCTTGCGGCGGCAGGTGCGTCTGCCGTTGCCAAACACACACAGACCACTAGAGGCAACGATCAGTTCAAACGCACCAATGTCATGGGCCGACCCCTGTGGTCTGGACGTGCCGATTATGTCTAACGTCGCACCAGCATCCTTGCCTGCGTCGTACAGGTTTGACCCGGTCTTAACCGTGAAGTCGTTGTTTGCTGGATCGGTGAACAGGTCTGTACCCGTCTGATTGATCAGGTGGTTGGAGCCGCTGCCGTCGTCTGCGGTGGCGTCACTGCTCGCACAGTTATTGGACGAGAGTCCTGTGTCGGAATTAAACGTGAAGTCAGTGTCGCAGTCGACGACAACGACATTCGACAGGATCGTGTCTGTTGTGTTGCTAATACTACAGCCAACGCCGGTTACGCTTGCGTGTGAAGCCTCAAAGATTGTGTTGTTGCGGATCACAGTATCAGTGCATCCGTACACGTCTATGCCAGTCCCAACACTTGAGATGATGTTGTTCTCAACAAGGACACGGGCAACACTGTTGACGTTAACTGCCTGATCGTCGGTGTTCGCATCTCCGACTATGAACACGTCTCTCATTTCAACGTCGTCTGCCCCCAATGTCATGATGTAGTACGTCTCACCCACGTCAGCGATCCGCACGCCTTCAAACCGACTGAACGCCTCGTACACACTACTGCCGAACGCAGTGGTCGTGATGTACGCTCCGGTTGCGTCGTCACCACCATGACCCTCACCGGTAGCAACATAGACCCGTGGGTAGTTGGCTGCGTCTAGGTATCCCACCCAAGCGTAGATAGTAAACTCACCAAGGTTGACCCCGCTATAACATTCCGCCCACTGAAATGCAGAGGCGTGATCGTCTGCTGCGTTCTCCCACCCCTGGATCGTGGTGTAGTCTCCACCGCTCGACTTGATCGTGCTAACGAACGGGTATGAGGCGAGCGCACCGATGTTGAAGTCGACGGAGTTGCCATCGATGTCGGTGTTGTGCGGGTGACCCACTGCATCGGTCGTGAAGTTGGCTGACAGATCCTTGCCGGCTGCAATCGCAGGTGAACCATCGGCGAGGTAAAAGTGCGTCCAGTGTCCATCATAGTCAGGACGTGGTGTTTGCGCGACAAGGTTGTCGTATGTATCGTCAGCCGTACCTCGCAGGCCAGCTTTTGTCCGAGTGCTATGATACCCCCAGGTTTTGGTAAACTTCAGAACCCCGTCTACCCAGCATCGTAAATAAGTGCCAACTATCTGCACACGCAGAGTGTAGGTAGTGCTAGCGCTGTAGGAGAACGACACGGAGAATCTCTCGGTCCACGTACCAGACGTACGGTCCCACAACTGCAGTTCAGTTCCGTTGTACATGCCAAAGTAGCATTGATTGCTAGCGTTGAGACTCCTGAAGTTAATGCCAGTCCACTCTCCGGTGGTCCCTGACGGTGTTGCGTCAATCGTTATGTCGACATCGGTTAGACCTGTGTCAATAAACGTACTCTTGTTACTTACCATGCACAGGGCTTTGTTCGAGGAGATGTCCCAATCGCCAGCGGTTCCGCTCCAGCCGCTCCCTGTCTCCTGGGAATCAGGTGTGTGCGAGTTGAGTTCCGTACCGTTGGAATCGGTAAACGTATCGTTGACGGTTTCCCTTGCACCAGTAAATAGGCTATTGAGGGTTTTATCAACGAGGTTGTCCGACCCTCCGTAGTCGTCAGCCGTACCGTTTGTGGTCAGGCAGTTGTTGACTGCCGTCCAGGTCATCGTCTCAGTTCCACCCCCGCCACCTAGAGCGCTGAGAATCCCATCGTCGTGAGCTATCGTGTTCTCAACCGAGTAGTCACAAACTGCGGTATAGCCGCTGCCTGCACTGGGAGCCCCGTAAACCCTTGCAACAGTGCAATTGCGAATAACGTAAGTGTTTGTCCAGGTGCCAGAAGTCCAGTTGCCCACATAACCGTAGATACCAGTCACCCCTGTGGTGATGCAGTTTTCAATAGTGACGCTATTGTCGCCGACATCGTATAAGTATGTCTCAATGCTGTCGGAGAGGCAGTCACGAAGCAGGCAGTTCGTGGAGCCTTCGTAGTAGTAGAAGGATTGACCGCATGCAATCCCTTCGATGCGTGTGTAGGGCACAGCGTAGACATTGATCCCAAGGTTCGCGTACGCTCCGCTGGCCTGATCGCTGCCGTCGTGTCGGTCCTCGCCGTCTGCGACATAGATACGGGGATACAGTGAGGCTGATGGCGTCGAGGTCCATGTCTGGATCGACAGCGAACCCATGTCGAAACCGGCGTAGCACTCCGCATGCTGATCGGCATTCGCTTCACCGTCAGCCCAGTCTTCCCAGGCTTGGAGAGTCGAGTAGTCGCCACCGGATGACTTGATTGTTTTCACAGTTGCCATGGTTAGTCTTCTGTGCGAGTGCGATTAGCTGGTTTGGTTCGTCGTGGTCGCGCTACGCCACCCCGTGTTTCTTTGGCGCGAGTCTTCAGTGTGACGGCAGCAGCAGGGATCGGTCGCCCACCCTGTGAAGGATTACGCAATCGGTTTCGCCGGCCTGGGTGCATGTCTTTGATAGACACGAACGACTGCGAACGGTTGACCATCACGGCCCGCACCTTGCCGCCGTCACCGGTCGGGATGTCCTCATGCTCAGCATACGGATGGATGATCACAGGGACCGGTTCGCCGGCATCGAACATCGCCTGGAGTTCAGCTTCCACTGCTGCGTCCTCGATCAGGACGACGGCACCAGCTTCCTGTGTCCCCCAGTCCGAACCGGCCAGCTTCGCGACGATGATGTCACCAGCCTTCTTCAAGCCTCGCCGTCCCTGCTTGCGTGCGGAGATTAAACATTCAATCATCATTCACTCCTTAAGGTGCGGTGGTTTCTTCTGTGTACGTGATCGAGACACTCGCCTTGAACGCCGCAGATGGAGCAGCTAACAGCCTGACGAAGAAGTACTCGCCCGCTGGTACGGTGGGTCGATCATCGATCCGCTCGTTCGCACGAGGATCATAGAAGTACCCACCCTGGTTGCTCCAACCCTGCCGGTCGATTTCACGACCCCATGTCGTTGGCTCAGTCGTCAGTCCACCATTGCCCGCAGCGTACGTGGTCACGCCACTGGAGGCATTGATGTCCGGCTTGATTGCCTGTGGAGTCGGGGCACTCGCACCAGCCATCGAACCCACCGTGGTGATACCAAAACAACCGCACTCCAGCATCTCGCCAGTGTCGTTGTCCATGTTCGTGACCTGCACGTTGTTAACTCGCACAACCTTGCCAGCCGGGACAAGGAATCCCAGCAAGCCATCGCCGGCTGTCGGGTTCAACGCTGCGATCTCAACATTGACTGTGAATGTCTGTGGTAGTCTCATGTCATTTTTCCTTCGCTTTCTTAAGTATTGCACCGCTGCCCTTGTAGGCGTGTTTGTCGACGATCATCTCACCGAGTTCCTGGCCCTTCAGCTTGCAGCCAGGATTGGCAAATTTGTGCATGTGTGCCAGCTCAACAATCTTATCCTTAGCCAAGACAGGGGCTTCCTTCTTCGGCTTCACTATCGCCTCATGGATGACCTTGCCATTCTCCTTCAGCGTCACATTCTTGTGTGCGGCCTTGCGGATCATGTCAGCCTTGCCATCAACCCAACTGCTGGGATCTTCTGCTGGCCCCATCTGTGCGATATGAACCATGCCGGCTGTGGAGACTCCCGCCTTTTTCGCACGAGCCAGGACACTCTTGCTTGCCTTGGCGGTCATGCCTTCCATGCGGTCATTGCTCGATGGGTGACCGGCGAGCCACGTCGTGTCAGTCTGGAGGGAGGGCGGAGACTTCAACGCGAGCATACAGGCAAACCCTGCGGACTTCTCAGCCTTGAATATCTTCTCGAACATAGCGAGGCACTCTGGTCCCTTTTCGGCACACTGGTCACGATAGTATTCTTCCATGTCCATGAATTATTCCTCGTCGTATTGGGGGTCGTCGTCATCTTCGTCGTACTGTGGATCGTCAGGGTCTTGCCCCATCCCAACCGGCTGTTCGTCCATCATCTGTGGTGGAGGTAGCAGATATGGCTGGGCATCAATGTCATACGCCTTGCCATAGTCCGTAACGTAGGCATTGAACGGATCGACGTTGCCCATCTGCATCGCCTGCTGGACGGCTGGCATAATGATCTGGCCGAGTCGTTCTAACTGAGCCTGTTGTGCTTGCTTGTTCGGTTTCGCTGCAGACCCCGCCTCGATTCGGTACGTGAAGTCCCGAACGACACTATCGAACGACTGTGTCCGCATTTGTGTGTCCCAGATATGGGCAGATAGCTCGCCAACGGGGCCAGCAATATCCTTCCCCTCCAGATTCCACGATGCGGCGACCATTTCGTTGCGGAAAATATTGGATAGCCAGTCTTCGGTGCGGTCGTGCATGTCCGTGACGCGAATCGTGGCGTTTGCGGAGCGATCATTGGACTCTGCGGCGGATCTGGCGTTTGGTCCACTACTCACACCGTACAACAGCTCTATCAAGCCGGTTCGTTTGTCGAATTGTTCCATCGCCATCTGCACAACCTGGATCAGTTCCCCATTGAACGCCTGCAGGTTGAATACCTCGACGTTATCGCGCAGTTGCCCCGTGATCTCCTTGATTTTCATGACCGTGTACGGACCATGGCGCTCCATGAATTGCTTCTCGAACTCTTCGCCTGCAGATTCCTTGATCGCGAGTATAGTACCGGCTTGTGCAACCTTCGTGGCCAAATGCGACATTGCCCAATTTATGAATCGGAGTTCTCCGATCGCCGGCTTGACGATGCTGATAAACCAGACATCGTTTGGTTTGTTGGTGAAGCCAATCGACTCGAACGGCCACCCTCCGTCCGTCCAGAATGGAATAGGCCACTGGACTTTGTCTTTGACTTCTTCAGGCTGCGTACCTGGGGGCATGTTCAACGGAAAATTAACGCCCGGTGCGATGACAAGGAAACAGTAGTCACCAAAATCTTCGAGCGCTTCCTTGAGCTTCTCCTCACCGTTGCTGTACGTTTGCAGGCGACCGCCGAGTCCGCACTTGCTGTAGATTTTGTAGTAGGTGATTGTATCGTTCGAGGTGCCGTTCTTTTTGTCGGATGCACTGCCGTGACGGGTGCCGATGAACGCACTGCTGCGTTTGGTTTCACCTGTGCCCCGCAGGATCTTGGGGTCGATGCCGTACTCTCGGGCCACTTCCCAGATGGAGTGTGTACACTTCCTCGCAACCCACTTCATGTCCGATCTCTTGCGAGCGTCAGGATCCTTGAGGAGGTTGTCAACGGAATCGAAGAACGACTTGGGGTACCGCAGCTTACTGCCCGGTGGGTTGTACATTTCCGTCCAGAGTGGTGATTCTCCTTTCACCAATGCTTCTGTCATCGCTTCACGAGCTTCGACCTTCTTACGGCCCTCGACCTGCAGCCAGTTCAACAGCCTCATGCGGATGTCGGCGTGTGCTTCCTGCTGTGCCCGCTTCTGCATAGCCTGCTGCATCATCTGCTGATACTGCTGAACAAACATGGGGTCTTGTACGTTGCCCAGAGCGGCAGGGTTAATGTTCTCCCGGTCTGGCAGCGAAACCTGGGCATGCGGATCCCTAGCGATGAGGCGTGGGAGAAAGAGTTGTACAATCTCCGACACCTTGTTAGTCGACGACAGGAACATCGGCTTGACCGATTCAGGGGCCTTGGCATCAAGGTAGCCCCCACGTCCTGCAGAATATTCACGCGACCACATGGCATTGTGATCGCCATCGAAAAACATCATCGCTTCCTTGGCGTACCGTCCAAAGCGTTCTTCTTTGTCGTCCTCAGCAATATGCATGAGGTTCAACCACGCTTGGCACAATGACCCAAGGGGGTGATCCATTCCATTAGGCAGCATCGATATCACCTAGTGCTATTTGAAGTTTCTTTTTCCCGAGCAGATGTGCTTTGGGAATATTGAGTTCCTTCGCTCGCGCACGCAGCTCAGCGAGTTCAGGGTCTACTTGTTTCTTCGGCTTCGGGGCCAGCGGAATCTGCAAGGTTTCAACAATCCGCTCCAGGTTAGCGATACGTTCGCTGACCATGATCGCGTCCCGCTGGGCCTTGAGGGTCGCCGGGGTATGCGTCCAGTAACCCTGGATACCTTCACGGCGGTCCTGGTTATTGTGGATCGGGTCGTCGATGTGACGGATGTCCGACAGCCGCTTTGGGCCGGGGATAATCACAGTCAGATAAGTATCGCGAACGTCCTCAACCGTTGCGAGGATCATGCCACGGATACCGTGCTGACCAATCATGACGTGTTCGCCCTCAAGGATGTCCTTGGGCATCTCGAAGTTGGCTTCCAACGCACGCTGGGCCGATCGGTTCTCACGAGCGATATCAGCGTCTTCACGTTCCATGTCTTGTAGGCTTTGCATCATTCTTCCTTCGTAGTTACGCTCCACGGGGGCCAAGGGTTATGTGATCGTCTTCCATCAACTTCGCGAGAGGGCCGTTGTTACCACGGTTCTTTCGCTCAAGGTCTTTCCGATCTTTCCACCTCTGGTGAGGCGTCTTCGGCTTCTCGGGAGCAGGGGGGGCTATGTACGGACAGCCATATGCTGCCGCATACTCAAGTGCATTCATTAGGTGGTTGTTCTTCGGCTCAGGCTTATCCTCGATGATCATCGTGCCAGAGACGTTACGCACCTTCTTGTTGTATCCTTGAAATTCTCTGATCGTGTTCGGACAGTTCGGGGCAACAACCAAGTACGTGGGCTGGCCGACTTCCGCACGTATCGACAGGAGTTCGCGTACTGCGGTACAGCGAGCCTGTACGTCATCAGAGCCTGCAATGAAGTCGACGCCAGTTCCGTACGACCGAACGCCGTACTGCCGCAACGCATCGCTGTAATGTTTCTTGACGGTAATGCCGCTGCCCATCTGAGTCTGCCGACCCATGTGTTCATCGATGATGTGCGCCTGCACGCCAACCCTGCCGACCTTATTGAACATCTGCTCACCATACATATGGGCATTACACATGCGGATGTAGAGTTCGTCGTACTGGATGACGTACCGACCGTAGATGTGGGGCGGAGGCACAGCAATCAAGGCCACTGCACAGATCGCGTGACCAGGGTCAGTGCTTGTGTATCGGCACCAGCTCTCGGGCGGTTGCCAGCCTCGCTTCTTCAGGACTTCTAGAATCTTCTGTGGGCCATCCTTGGGTAGGCCGTGGACTACCTTGTTGAACGCCGGATACATCTGCCGGGCGTCCATAGACATGATACCCTTGGCTCGCTGCAGGAAGACCTCGTCGCCCATGGCCTTCCAGGCTTTGACGTTCTTCTCAATTTGTTCAGGGGGCATGTACTTGTTGTCCCAGACGGTGGCCCTGAACACTTGCGCTGACGGCTTGGGATCTCCGGCATTCTCCTCGTCCTCTGCTCTGCGGATCAAGTTGACCATGGCGTCGTTCTTCGACAGTGGGATCGCAGTCCAGATCAGGCGCCCCTTCTTCTGCATGGAGAGACGGGCAAGCATTTCGTCGTACCAACTCTGGACGATGATGTCTTCGTCGAACCAGATGAGGTCCGCTTTGAAACCTGCAGCAGGCTCGCCGCGGGAACCGTATGCTCTAATCTCCCAGCCGTTGTGGAGGACGACCTTGGAGAACGTACGCTCCTTCTTCGAGATCCAGGCGACGTGTTTCACGAACCGTGATGGAATCAGCGGAGGCACAGGCTTGGCGTCATCCTCATACCCCTCGTCGCCCACGGGATCAAAAACACGCCAGTCACCGTAGTCACCGATCTTATCGTCCCAGATCATCTTAAACTCACCACCTCGGAACAGGTAGTCGTAGATTCGGGTGATGTGCTTCTCATCAAGGCCGACACAAACAATAAGCCCAGAGTCAGGATACTTATTGTACGGGTCGGAGTTGGTAGCACACCTCGCTACTTCGATCGCACCGGCCAAACTCTTGCCGCATTGATTGCCGGCGATCAGCGCGACCTCGCGGGTCAGACACTCATGGAACCTCTGCTGAAATGGTTGAGGTTCGTAGAGGTTGAGGGCCTCGCATCGACGCTTGCCGAGTTCCGCAAGGATCTCCGCACTGCGGCGTTCCTCGTAACTCGAGCGTTCGGTGATCTGGTTCCTGACGATGTCATTGAACATTAGCAGCCTCCTCCAGAGCGAGAAGGCCCTCTTTGATGTCGGCCTTCTGCTGCTCTTCATCGATCAACTGCAGCAGCGTCGACTTGAGTTGAGCTGTCGTCATCTCGTGAGTAGGCTTATTCAGGTGGCCAGACTCGTTTGCCTTCACACCCAGGCCAATCACCATCTGCAAGAGCTTCTGCTGTGTCGTCGGCTTGGCACTACGGTAAAGGATCAACGCCTCGGCAGCGACCCCTTCCGTACCGCCCCACGCACGAGCAACATCCTCCCACAATTGGATGATGTTTGGCGCGCCCTTCTCGACCTTGGCAGGAGCGTTAACGAGCTTGTTGATCATTTCGATCACTTGCTCGTCACGCTTCGCCATGGCCTTCTCGATGATCTCCTCGTGTGAAGCAACTATCTCGTTCTTCACCACGGTACGGAGTTCATGCTCTTTGTCGACACACGACGTGCATAGGATCGCACCGGGAGCGAAGGCGGTACTGTCGCCATCATACTCCGCTTCGCAAGCTGGGCACGCTCGTTTGTCGGTCATACTGATCTCCCGTTGCTTTTGTCGGGACCAACGACGACAGTAGGATTCTCACCGAGAATACGCTTACCGAGTTCGGACTCCAGTGGGATCGCACCACCCATCTCCATCGTCTGGTGGTTCTTTGCCTGGACAGCCTTGAGGTACTTCTTGTTGACATCCTCTGGCCCATAGACCACAGGTTTGCCTGCACACAAAGGCTTCCAATGCCCCGCCCAGGTATCCCAATTGCAGTACACCGGGTTGTAGCCCAGGTCACGACAGCCGGCCAATGAGATGTTGCGAGTGTTCTCCACGTCCTCGGTCGACGCCTTCTCGCACTGCTTCTCATCCTTCCACTCGTACTCGAAGTACGGATGTTCGATCAGGTCGAAGCATCGCATGTCGTACATGATCAGACCAGTGGGAAGTGCAGCGACCGGACAGATACCTGTGAGGGTAGCAGCCTCATCGCGACCGTACATCTGAAGGTTGGCTTCTTTGGCGGGACCAGAGTTGAGGGATGCCCAGCGGAAGACGTAGCAGCATTCACCCCAGCCACCGCCACCCTTGGGAGGAGGACCGACGTAAGGTGCGCCAATGACGCAAGGGCCACGGTCGTAGTGATTGAAGAGGAAGTCGAACGACGTTTCCCAGAACTTGGGCTTGTCGGCGTACATATCCGGTTCTTGATCGCTGTCGACCATCACCAGGATGTCTGCTTCGAGAAGGCGAGCTTGTTCAACGAATCGATTCCTGACCATCGTGATCGGGGTATCGTTCTCGGTTGCCTCGGTGATCTTACCAATACGGGGATCAGCCTTGGCAGCTATTGTGGTCTGAACAGCCCACTTACGGATCGACGGATGCTCACAGGCAATGCCGCCATTTCCGCCGTAACTGGGGTAACAAAAATGCACATTCAGTTTGCGGGGGGTCGCCATAGAATGCTCCTTGCTTAGGGGGTGTAGCAGGTGCGGCGGCGTAGAGTCCTGCGGGGATCAAATTGTAGACGGGAAAATGACTCGGGGTTTGGTTTTACCCGTACCCCGAGTCCAGCCCCCGCAGTTTATAGACGGACCATGCAATTTGCAAGGATCGCCGTAGAGTTGTCGTCAGTCACAGCAGCCGTCAGAGCCCGACCAAAGACGTTCGGGATATAGGCAGCAGTGATGTCGGTCGAACCCTCGACTAAGCCGAGTACGCGACCAGCAGTTGAACCAGCCGACTCAAGAGTCGTACCAGCACCGGAACTGATCAGCATCTGGCCGACAGTAATGTCAGCAGACGAATCAGCAGCTTCAGTGATCACTTCGTTCAGTCCGCAGATGCAGACGTAGAACACAGCATACTGAGGTACACCAGCGGCGATGATGTTGTCATCGACTGGGGCACAGTGCAGGCCGGCTGCCGTACCAGTGTAACTGATGGCGTTGGTTTGATACGCCACGCCTCCACCGGTATCGAAAGTGACCAACTGACGTGGCTTCAGGTTGATTGCCGATGTATTGCGCAAGCACAACATCAACTTCAATCGATTACCACGGACGTTGCCTTGTTGGCGACCTCCGCCGGGATCTTTATCCTTCATCCAGAACGTGTCCCCAACGTACGACAAGTGCTTTCCAACACTTGAGTCGTCCGTTAGATACTCGCCCAATTGGAACGGAGCAAGTGGTGTAGGTTGCATCTTTTTCTCCTCGTAAAAGTTCGCCGACCAAAAGCCGGTCGGGAATCATGCCACCGAGTACAACTTGCAGAAGTTGCTTGGAGACTTGTAAATGAGATTGCTGATCGTTTCGACCGATGCAGCGTACGACTTGTCCTTCCACTCGAAGTGTGGTCCTTCGGTGTGAAGCAAAGTTTCACGTTGCGATTCGAGGGTAATGTTACCGATCGAAACACCGAACGTGGTATCAGTTGGCATGCTGTAGTCTTGGACCAACTCAACGCCGTCGAACGACAAAGTGTTGAAGCCAAGGCTACGTGCAGGAAGACCACTGTCAGTGACCATAACGCGCTCTTTGGTGTCGAGCGTGTTCTTGAAAATGCGGTGGT